TACACCAGATGCTACCGAACTCTTACCTGTGCAAGGTCCAGCAAATAAATTTACCACTAGCATTTTTTTGACTTTTCCTTTTTCAAATGAGAACGATGAACACGAACCCATATATGATCATTATACCACATTTTGTCGAAAAGTACACCAAAATCGAACTGATATTTTGCTTCCCAGTAGTTACATTCACCACGGGAATCACACAGTCGTAATATTTCTCGTTTGAAATGTTCTGGACCTAGAGTTTCTACTTCTTCGTTGAGAGTTTTATTTGATCCGAAATAATCTTTCCAATCACTCTCTACTCTAGTCTTTTTCTTTTTGCCAGCGACTGTTTTGGTTTTGGCTTTGGTAAAAAGTTTTTTGCCGATATATTTTTTGCCGTTTTGTAAGTTTGTAATACAGTAAACAAAACCAAACCTCTTACTGATTTCTTCTTCAATAAGAGGTTCTCCTTGATAGATCCACATGGCAGGTACCTCCTGCCATTATGTATATTACTCGTAGTCTTCGTCAAAGGGATCAATACGATCCGTTTCTTCCATCATACGATCAAATGCGTCATCAGTTCCTAAACATTCTGAAAGTTCATCACAATCGGCGGATTCAAATGAGTCTGCTATTTCTTTGTAAATTTCTACTCTGATATCTTCATCATCTACGTATTTTTGTACTGTATCGATTATATCTGAAAGTAGTCTTGTTCCTGATGACCATCCCATTTATTATTTCCTTTATGATGATTTAAACCAGTGGGTATTTAGACCTTTAGGAATCCCTACATATTTTAAATCTGTAGTCCGCTCGGAAATCCATTCAAGGTTATTTTCAGTCAATTTATAAATTGCAAATGCATCAAGTTTTGCTAGTTCTTTATTTTGAACTGCTACCTCTGTAATACCTTTTGAAAGGAGATTTTTTAGAATTGACATGCTCATAGACTCATTCCTTTAAATGTGTTGGTATCCACGTCTTGTTTTACTTGACCGATAATATAGGAACTTAGTTCTGTTTCCTGTGGTGCAACTTGAACTTCACTACCACTAATCCATTTTTGTGTCCAAGGAAGAGGATTTGAACCTGTTTTATATAGTGTAGGAAGACTTGCTGCTTGAAGTCTACGATTGGTAATCCATTCTACATATTCTGATAGAAGTTCTTTATTTAGGCCAATCATCGAACCATCTTTAAATAGATAGTCTGCCCACGCCTTTTCCTGTTCGGCAGCAGACCTAAACATCTCCAAACATTCATCTCGTGTTTCTTCACGAATCTTCATAAAGTCTGGATCATCATTGGGAAGTACTTTTAGAAGTTGTTGAGTACCAGCAAGATGTAGATTTTCATCACGACAAATTAGTTTGATGATCTTAGCATTACCTTCCATTTTCTTTAGTTCTGCAAATGCCCATGAACAAGCAAAGCTAACATAGAAGCGGATGCCCTCAAGGATGTTGACCGACATGAGAGTCAACCACAGTTCCTTCTTATGATCGTACTTGTCTTGCTCTGACAGATTATTGATCATAGAGTTATTCCAGTCTATCAAGTTATCGTAGTGTAGACTAATGTCCTTGGCACAGTCAACAATCTCTTGTAGCTCAAGGATCTCATCAAGTACCTTTGATGGATCACTATACACATTACGAATGATATGTGTATAGGAACGTGAATGAACAGACTCACTGAATGTCCATGCTACAATCCAATTTTCAAGTTCAGGTAGAGAGCAGATAGGACCAAATGCAACAGTAGGAGCTCGACCTTGAACAGAATCAAGAAGAATTTGACGTTTTAGATTGCTAGTAAAAATGTGTTGTTCATGATCAGTAAGGGCTCTGAAATCCTTTGAATCACGAGTTAGATCAACTTCGTCAGGAACCCAGAAGAATCCCATTTGCTGTCTGGTAAGTTTTTCTAGAAATGGATACTTTTGTTTATCAAATCGTGCAATAGTAGGTGCATCATCAAAGAATGCTCTTACATTCATATGATCTTTTTTATTTTCAGAGTCGAATACGCTGTAGGTCATTTATATACCTTCTTTATTTGATCTTTTGTTACGGAAAAAATAATATCATTAATTGTTATTTCATACTGATTATTATCTTCAGTATTGGTAATTATCCCTTCTTTGCCTTCCATCCCCCAAAGATCACAAATAACTTTGACGGAATCTCCCAACAAAAAAGATTCTGTTGGGAGATTTAGGACATTGATATTATCATCCATATTATAATACTGGTGCGTTTTTGTCATCACTAAAATAACTATTTGTTGTAATATTTTCTTGCATTTTTATCAATTTATTAGGCCAAGACCAACATTCTCCATTTCTTACAGAAAAACAAACCCAAATAAGATCAGACTCTGGTCCATAATCAATTACAATATGAGCCCAAGCCTTACCTTTTGGTGTAATAACAGGAAGTGGTGGATTAAGTTGAAGGATCATAGCACACATGACTCACAAGTTGCATCATCAATTTCTGTATCTACTTTTTCTTCTGGTTTTATCTCAATTTCTCCTGCACCATCATTTGTGTTGCAATAATATAATTGTTTTCCACCGAATTTATAAAACATAACTACATGCTTTAGAAGTTCTGATAGAGGAATTTGTTCCTCTGGATAATGCTTAGGATTATAACTTGTATTTACTGAAATACCTTGATCGATGAATTTTTGTAGAACTGCACAAATTTTCAAGTAACCTTCTGGAGATTTTTGATCCCAAAGAAGATCATATTTCTTTTTTAACTTTCTAATTTCTGGTACTACCTGCTTCATTACTCCATCTTTTGATTGTTTTACTGAAACATAAGCACGAGGTGGTTCAATACCATTAGTACTATTAGAGATCAAAGCACTTGTTTCGGCAGGCATCAATGCCATAAGCGTTGAATTTCTGATACCGAATTTTTCTGCTCTGTTGCGTAGTAAGTGCCAATCCATATTATATACGGGATCAACTAGATCATCCACATCTTTTTTGTAAGTATCAATTGGCATCAAACCTTTCTGATACTTGGTTTCGTGTGAAGCATGGCATGCATAATTTTCTTCGGCAAGATCAATAGATGTTTTAATCAAGTAATAAGACCATGCTTCTGCATATTCATGTACTTTGGTAAGACCGTCCTTATCGATATGTTGATAAGTAAGATCATTTTTGGCAAGCCAATATGCTAGATTTACAATACCAACACCAAGTGGGCGTCTAGCCATTGTTGCTAGATATGCTGCACGAACTGGATAATCCTGATAGTCAAGAAGAGCATCTAGACCACGTACTGCTAATGTGCAAGGCTTTTCAAAATCTTTTGGTTCTTTGATTTTACCCCAATTAATAGCAGATAGTGTGCAAAGAGCAATTTCTCCGTTATCATCCTTGATATCCTGAAGTGGTTTTGTAGGAAGATCGATTTCCTGACAAAGATTGCTCATTTTAATAGGAGCAAGTTCCTTGATGAAGGAACCATGATCATTTGCATGATCTACATTTTGCAAATAGATACGACCAGTATCTTTACGTTCCTGCATAAACTTAGAAAATAGTTCAATTGCAGGTATTGTCTTTTTACGAATTTTTGTATTTCGTTCTGCACGCTCATACAGTTCTCTAAACTTATCTACATCGGTAAAAAATGCCTCATATAGTTCAGGAACATCATTAGGAGAAAATAGAGTAATATTACCGCCTGTCAATAGACGTTCGTAAATTACTTTATTGAATTGAACGCTATAGTCCATATGTCGAACACGATTTTCTTCTGTCCCTTTATTATTCTTCAGAACAAATAGATCCTCGACCTCAAGGTGCCAAATAGGATAGTGCAATGTTGCTGCACCGCCACGAACACCACCTTGTGAACAGGATTTTACGGCAGATTGAAAATATTTAAAGAATGGAATAGCCCCAGTATGACTAGCATCTCCATTACGAATTGGAGAATTAATAGCCCTAATACGACCAGCACCAATACCAATTCCCGCTTTTTGGGAAACGTATTTGACGATTGAGGATGCGGTTGCGTTGATTGAGTCAAGAGAATCATCCGTTTCAATAAGAACACAAGAAGAAAATTGACGTTGAGGAGTTCTTACTCCTGCCATAATTGGCGTAGGTAGGGAAATGTATTGCTCTGAAATACAGTCATAATAGTCTTTTACCCATTTTAGTCTATTTTGCTTATATTTGGAAAATAGAGTCATGGCAATAAACATATATGCCATTTGAGGAGTTTCGTAGTGTTTACCTGTTACACGATTCTTTACTAGATATTTCCCACGCCATTGTTCCATTGCAGCATAGGTAAAATCTAAATCACGGTCATGTTTAATGTGTAAATTAAGTTCATTAAACTCATCGACCGAATATACTTTTCCTAGTTCTTCATCATAAAAACCTTCATCGCAAACCCTACGATAATGTACATATAAGTGTGGTGGGTTATATTGACCATAAACTTCTTTGCGAAGATGATAGTTAATAAGTCTACCTGCTACAAACTGATAATTAGGAGCATCTTCTGTAATAAGATCTGCTGTAGCCTTGATTAATGTTTCTTGAATGTCTGATGTTTTAATCCCATTATAAAATTGGATTTGAGACTTAATTTCAATTTCTGATTCTGAAACACCCGTAATATTTTCACAAGCATCCGCAACTACTCTATGAAACTTATTGAGATCAAGTTGCTCTTTACTTCCATTGCGTTTTGTAACTAAGATAGTCATAGTTTCTCCTGATTCTGTGTTAGAAATTTAAAGTAAAGTGCAAGTTGATCCCATGCAGATTTGGCAATTTCACGATGTTCTTTTTGTGTTCCATTATCCATACGCAGTTCACAATAATGAATCCAACTACGAAGAGTTCCATTCATATACATACGAGATAAAGTTAGACCTTCAGGTAATACCGCCCGTGCTTGTTCTTTGGCAATACCATTATCGATAGCCCATTTATACTCACGCTCAACAGCAAATAATACTCGTTGTTGTGCCCGATACCATTCATTTGCTAAATTTGTATTCTCTACCTCAATACTATTCTGACGATTTTTTGTGTCCTGTAGTCTTGCTTCACGGGTCACAAAACCAAGATCTTTTGTTGGATCTGCATATCGTTGACTAAATTCTTGAAATGAGAATGAACGATGACGAAGAATTTGACGAGCAATATCCCTGGTTGTTTCAATTTCCATTACGACATTTACCATTTCAAAGATACTGAAATGTTTATTACGAATACAATATCGAAGTAGTTTTTCTGATGTTTCAGTATTCATCTGGTTTGATGGATTTGACACACGTGCTGCAAATGCAATAAAATCATCTGCAGTTTCAATACTTTCTACAAGAGAATTTGTTATGGCAACAATTTTTGCATTGTTCATGTATATTTCCTATTTCAAAATATCTTTTCTGATCAAATATAAAGTAAGTTGTTGTAGTCGTTTAAATTCTGGATGAGACCTAATCCACATTCCAGTTGAAGGGTCAAAATTTTTACGGAACCATTGATCGAGATCAGGACGGCGTGTATTGATAGACAAGTCAATGGATTTGGCTAGTTCATCAAATTCAGAATCGGAAATAATTGAAGTATCAAATACCTCATATGCACAAGCAGCTATAGAAACTCGAATTCGTTTTCTTGTTTCTGCATCTACCTTTTCATTGTATAATGAAGTGGTATCTTCTTCAAAGAATAAATCTAGACTCATACTTTTATCCAAGCCCAATTGACGGATACCCAGTCATCAATACAATTCTGAGTATTGATGAAATAATGCCCACGACCATATTTCTGTTCCATTAACTTAGACCAATGATCCCAATAATCCTCAAGAATCAAATCTTCGGTAAACTCTCTTACTTCATTACCAACAAGTTTACCATTGTCATCGAGGATAGGATTATTATAACACCAAACTCTCATCGTTTACTCCATGACTTTAGGGCAATCATAGCCTTAAGATCTCTATGTGTATTAAGGTCGATTATATATCGGATAAAGTCTGCTGTCAACCCTGCAAGTATGGCATCATTGACATCTTTGTGTTCAAAATTTTGAGGCCATACACAAACATTATATCCAGAAATAATTGCTTTTTCTATCTTTTTCTTGGTTTCTACTGATCTTGGTTCGTTGTCATATATGATAACCAAATGTTCTTTCGGAAGAACATTGATAGCAGAGGATAATTCTCCACCAGCGGTAGCAATACTATTGGGAATAAAACAAGAATCGATGGGTCCTTCAAAAACATAAATCTTTTCCTTTCTATTAAGAGTTTCTAATCCATAAAGTTTAGGAACCGTATCATCTACTACTACTGTAATGTATCTTAGTTCTTGTGTACTATCAATGCTTCTCCCTTGATATGCATGTAATTCTTTCTTTTCATTGATGAATGGTATGATCAATCTACCATGATCATATGTTATATCTTCAAATTTACCTGGAATAATATCATTTGTCCATGACATGAACTTAGGACACCAAAATAACCTTGAGTGCATAACTGTAGGTATTTTCCTCGATTCTACAAATACCTTACAAGGATGATTTACAGATAGTTGTGAAACCTTTTTGAGTTTCTTAAGTGGTGTGTCTGAAATGAATTTTGGTGGTTTAAGTTTATTAACAAAATCAGATAATTCAGTATTTGATGGGAGTTTATTACTATCAAGCAATTTTTCCTTTACATATTCAAAATGTAAAGTTTTATCTAATGTACTGATAAATTTGTCAATATTCATTGTTACACCACAATTGTGGCAATGGTATAGTGATGTACCCTTTTTATTGTAGATATAACCTCTGGCTTTACGAGTGTCAGTATCACTATCACCACAAATTGGACAACTAAAGTTGTATAGAGTCGAACTCTTACGCTTGTAATTTCTCAAGCGAGGACTAAGAATACCAATGTATTTTTGCTCTAACCAAGTTGCCATAATATAACCTTATCATTGTTTGCCTCAATAAGGATTATATCAATATTAGTATAGGTTGTCAACCCTAAAGTTAGGATCCACCACCTGTTAGAACTCTAATAATATTGGATAAAATTGTAGGATTGGAAAGAATGTAACCTAATACTACACTTGCGCCAAATAAAATTGCCAGATTTTTTTCAATCTTTGATATTTTACCACTGGTTGTATTACTGCATGTCATTATTTCATTGCGAAAAGATTTTAATTCAGCTAGAACTTTATTATCTAAACTTGAAATTTCTTTATATACTTCCTTTATTTTATTCTCTATTTCATCACGTCTACGTTCGGCATTTTCAACAAGTTTTTCGTTGATTTTTTCATATTGTTCTAGACGT